AGTGTAATTTGGCGTAAGTCCTTTTCAGATAGTTCAAGCTTCTGAGACTGGGTCTTTCTCTTAGTTAATCTTTCTGCCATTATTTAGTTTTGGATTTTTTATTTGAGGAAACTATCTTATCGAGTAGTTTTTGACACTTTGCACAAGACTCATAGTCCTCAAGTTGTTTGTAAAAGGTTAGGGCTTTAGTTAAACAGTCAGGCCAATCTCTACGTTCAGCAATGACGTCTACCTCATCGTCAACTATCATTAATTTTTTGATGTAAATCTGTGGGCGTTTTTCTTTGGTTGCCGCCTCAATGTGAGATACAATCTGGTCGAATATTTGTTTTTTATTATCTTCATAATCGAAGTCTAATAACTTGTCGTATCTCATTCTCTTTTTGAATTATTTCCATAGAAAGCAGACATTGCCTGCTTGTATTTGTCAACTGTACTATCATCAAACCTCTTTGTTGCTCCAGGTTTTTTAATTTCCGGAGTTGCATTTAATTCTCTAAGAATTCCGTGATCGTATGTTTGGGTATTTCCCAAATAGGCTTCACCTAAGTAAGTAGCGTATGCCTTTTCAAGGTAATCGCCAGGCAAGCGGTCAAGCTCCTCATTCACAAGTTCCCAGAAATTAGGGGATTCAAAGAATGCTGATGTTGATACGCATGTCATAGCCAAGTCGTCGTTTCCATTTTGACTTCTATATGTACCATTTGATGATTTACCGAATGCGCCAAGCTCATGAATTGTCTTGAACTCATTTGGCAAAATCTTATTAACTGCAGTTAAGTACTTAAATCGTTCGCAGTATTTAGTTTTATTAGTTTCAGTCATCTTTAGACCTGGTTTCCAAGTGGTAGACGAAATTGTGTGTTTAGAATGTATTAACTGACCAGGCCAAAATTCCTCGTTCTGCTCAAGCTTATCCATTACATAATCGCCTTTATGATCAAGCTCAATTAAGAGTCTAACCTTTTCATGATTGAATATATTATACGTTAAGTATTCAAGTACATTAGTAAATTCATTAATTTCTTTCTTATTAGATCGAAATGTTGCAATTTGCACAAGTCCAAAGAAATCGCCTTCGTTCTTGATAAAATCCTTGACTTGATCTAGCAACTTAAATGGCAAAGCCGTTAACTTAAAGATATTAATTACTGAATAGTCACGACCTACTCCAGAAGCAGTATCAACTGAGAATATGTATGTATTACCATCATTTCGAATATCATCTGGTGTAAACTTACTAAAGTTAGGGTGAACCGAGAAGCCATCTAATATGTCTAAATGATCTGGGGTTTGCGCCCATTCTGGGGTGACGTATGACGTTTGTAGCGTGAATATTTTCTTTAGATCTTTTGACGGAAGTAGTAACTTATCTGATGAGAAGAACTGTAGTCCATATTCCTGATTGAAATCTTCTTCAGATCCTAAGTTGGCAATTGTCATCTTCTTCCATTCATCGTCTCTGCCAGGTACCTGCCACCAGTCTACACGCAATGGCACGTATGCATTTTTGCCGTTCATTGCATCCATATAGATTTCATAGAAACGGTTCATTCCATTTGGAGTTGACGTTATTATAATCTTGGAATTGGTGGAAGCTGAAATGGTTGGATAAATCGCTCGATAGAAGAAGTCTAGGTAAGATGGGTTAATGTGAGCAAACTCATCAATGTACAATACGTGAATCGTAAAACCAATACCCGTATTTTTAGTGGTTGTACGACCAATTAGTCTACAACCATTATCAAATTTCATTGACATTACGTTGTTTGAAATACAGCCGGGTTTTAGGAAAAACGGTAGATTCTCAATTACTGACTTAATCTTGTCTAATACCTCTTTGGTGGTTGATGCAACGTTGGCTACAGCTAACACATTTTTATCAGTGTGAAATATTAGGTACCATGCAATGAATACGCCGGACATTACCGTTTTACCAATCTGACGTGATGCCATTAGGCAATTAAATCGATTGTCCTTAAATGATTTGATAATTTCTTCTTGGTAATCCCTAAGCGTAATTTGTTGGATACCGTCCTCAGTCATTACTTGTGCATAGGTAGAAGCAAAGTATACTGGATCGGCTTTGCACCGTCTCCACTCTTCAAGTTCTTCAGGAGTATATTCAAAAACAATATTAGCCTTTTTCCAAACTGGATCATTATCTTTAAACGGTGAGTTCTTGATTGTCTTAATATCAATCACACCATTTTCAAAATCATCCAATAACTGTTGAACTTTTAGTGTTGTCCAGATTGCATTATTCTCCTGATCCAAGTTAGAAAGCTTCATTTGAGTTCGGCCTCCACTATTTGCTATAAAATCTCTCATATTAATGAATTGACATCATCTGAAAAATCATCCTCTTCTTCTTCCTCAATTATTACATTGGAAAGACCTCTTTCCACCATGACTTCTGCCTTTTTTGAAGGATGAGTTAAGTGACGAGTATCAATTTCTTCGATCTCATCAACTTCGATTGCGTCAATTTCCTTTATTAAGTTTTTTGTGCCAGCGGTTATATAGTATTCATTTGAACCAGCAGGTAGAGATCGGTTATTCTGTTTGTCTCCGCTGCCCTCTCTTTGTTCAACGTCCTGATTCATTTTCTTGTAGGTGTCTTCTAGAAACAGCATATAATTAGCCTGAGTTTTTACAACGCTAGTTAATTTATCCTGTAACTGACCAAATACCTCAAATAGACGAGGATGGGTGTTTCCTTGATTAATTTCCTCAGCAATCTTTTCGATTGCCATTCGGATGGTCTTTAATTGAAAGAAGATATTACCTATACTTGAATTATCAAGCATTTGTTTTTGCTTGACGTATTCATGGCGTTCAATTACTCCAAGATCAACGTAAAACTTGAGCATTGACCCAGTGATGTTTTTCGCCTGTTTCTCGAATTCAGCATTCATTTCGATAAAATCCAATGGTGGGGCTGCCGCTATTTCAGATAACTGAGCATCGATATTATCGTCCTCTTGATTTGGGCCGCCTGAATAAGATCTGAGTAGATCTTCAAGTTCTCCCTTTATTTGTGCTTTCTTTTCTTTTGTAAATACTGCACCGCTCATAGATTAATTTAGTCGATTTTCATTCTTATCTAGTGCAGGATTTGCAAATATCTTGATTTGCTTAACCGCTTCAATGTGCTCATACATGTATGCTTCGATATAAGCAATAAATGAGTCCAATATTGTGTTAACTCCAAACATTTGATTCGAAAGGACTCGTTTCATGAGGTTATCTTTGTACATATAACCCAAATGAAGACGCTTGTCTTTTCTATTGTACACCGTTTGATATAAAGAGTTTCTTATCATACAATACCAATATTTTTACGTGGGATTTGTGCCTTAATTTCAATATTTAGTGCTCCAAGACTTGAGTCAGATAAACCTTCAGCATAGCTACGACCTTGGCTGTCTTTCCAACCTCCACGTAGTACTGGGAACTCATCAAGTCCAATTACAATATCATTGAAGTCATCTACTCCATAAAGTTTAGTTGAATTAGGATTGGTAATTTGATAAATTTCGTTTACTTCACCTAGAATATTAACGTTAACTGAGTCAACTGAATTTAAAGATTCAATTACTGCGATTAGGTCACTCTTTGGAATACGGTCATATCTCTTTAACTTAATGAAGTAGTTACCAACCGCATCTGCTATATCTGATTTAATAATATCAGTTGATACATCATCGAATGCAATAATACTAACGTTTAGAATATATCTTGTAATTCTTGGGTCAGTTATCTTAACATCAGTAGAGATCATTTTAGTTCCTGATTTCTCAATGTATTTTAATAATTCGTTCTTTTGGAATGTTGTTAACTTAAAATTGCTTAAAGCCAAATTAAAGTAGTCGGTTCCGTTATTAAACATTTGGCTAACATCTGGCACCAAGAAAAGATTAATCATTCTTGAGTCTAGCACATTACCGTTTGCATCTTGATCCAAGAATACTTTGATGGTTGAGAACATCTGCATTTTTTGTAGCAGAACCTCATAGTTGTCTAAGTTAACTAGCGCAAAATTCTTAGAGGCTTTTGGTGCAATTAATCGGGTCAAATTTGGATCTTCTGGATCAACTCCAAAGTTTGGAGGACTTATTGTTACAATTGAAAAATAGTCTCCCATTTTAACCTCTTCTCCAATTGGAGAAAATGCAGTGTCTAGGAAAGAAAATACAACTTGACGAGCATCGTCAACTTTAACGTTTCCAAAAGCTCCGTCAGTATTTAAGTATTCAACTGTGATTGTTGAACCGGTTGTTGGAATTTTACCGAATGAGCCGTTACCGAAGTAGATGTCCAATCCGTTTGTAATACCAGTTTTTGCAAGAAAGCCTTTAGCGGTTCTTGGAATATCTAATAAGGATTCGTATTTGGTCCATTTTTCACCATTAACATAAACGTTTACTGCAAAATTGTCAATATAGAAATTATTTGGAGCTCCCATTTGATAACTTTCAAATGCAATACCCTTAGCTGTGAATGACTGAGATTCAATTTGACCTTGTCTAATATTAAAGACAGCTGGCGTTTCTGCACCAGTTAGTGCAAGCCGAACGTCCTCTTGAGTAAGCTCAATTGCATAGATCAAGCCATTATTTTCGCATCTTATTCTAAAAAGATTATTTAGGATTACTTTTGCCGCTGGGGCAGTTATACCTGTTTTTCTGACAATTCGGATTTGACCAGTTGCTCCGATTGCTCGGCTTGGATTGTGACCAGCCAATGCAGCTAGCGAATATATTGAAGAAACTCGTGAAGCTTCATTGATATTTAGTTCAGTAATAGCATCCTCAATATAATAGAAGATTAACTGACTTAAGTTTTCAACAACGATCAATAATTGACCAAATGGAGACGCTGCAGTAAATACAGATCTGCTCTGTTTGAACTTATCCTGTAAGAACTGTATACTCTCGCTAAGAATGTCTCTAACTCTTAGTCGCAGACTCGTGAAGAGTCTAAGGTTTGTATTTTGATTAGTAAGGCCTGCCATTTATCGGGTGACTTCTTTTAGGTTATTTATCAGCTAAGTAAAACGTTTGCGATTGCGAGCCCTTTTATAAATAAGTTAGTATAATAACATTATATGGGGAAAACCGGATTTGACAGAGACTGCTCGGTTACACCTGCATGCCGAGGACGATGCTAAGACTCGTTAAAATGTATCAAACCAATAAGTGGCAACACTAATTTCTGGAGTCTAGTTAACGCTGGCGTTAGCACTCCTGTTACTGAAGAGCTTTTAGCTGCATAAGTAACCAAGCGGCAACTGCTTGACTAACCCAAAGTTGCAAAACCAGCATGGCGTAGAGGCCAAGTCGAACCTCTACCGACTTTAGCTTTAAGTCGTTAAAGAATAAGATATTTTGTCCAATTAGAAAAATGGACTAAGCATGTAAACGAAGGTTTAATTTGAAGTTTTTTGGACGAGGGTTCGAATCCCTCTTTCTCCACGGAAACCACTCATGGAATAGTATTCCATGACCGACTCGGCCAGAAATGGCCGAGTTTCTTTTTTATTACAGGCCTAGACGGGGTTACCACTAATAAATACTTATAAATTAGTGTCAGTAATCAATGCCTAACGTAATAAAATACTCTACTGGATCGACTCCAGCCGGCTGCCTGAGAAAAGGTAATATGCTGATAGGAAACGGCTCTGCCGATAATGGTGTAACTTTTTATACCAGTATTGCACCAGCTCCCGGAAAATACACAATCTACCTAAATAAAGCAAGCGGCGGTCCAAGTATTTACTGCCCAACCGACGATACCCAGTTAGTTAAGATAACTAACAATATCGCAGGGACCTCATATTCGACGGTTGCTGAGTGTTTAGCCTGGTTTGCAACTCAGACTGACAAGATTATATTTAATAATGATTATCCGTCAATTGTTACAGATGGGTTGGCTCTTGATCTAGACTTTGGATTTGTTGCATCTTACCCTACCACAAGTACCACTATCTATGACCTATCAGGTAATGGAAATAATGGGACCTTAACTAACGGCCCAACATTTAGTTCAGCTAATAATGGCGTACTTACTCTTGACGGTAGTAATGACTATGTTATTATTCCTAACAACAGCTCATTTAATGTTACTGACAATATTACAATTGAAATGTGGGTCAAAATAGATGCAGCCGCCCCAATTGATACGTGCCTCTTACGCAAGTACGTT